CGCATCCCGAACCGTACCGACGAAATCACACAACTGCTCGTAACTGTCCCGCCCATTAATCCCGATCCGATGCTTCACCGTCACCGGAATCGACACCGCATCGCGCATCGCCTTCACACAATCGGCCACCAACTGCGGATGCCCCATCAGGCACGCGCCGATCATATTGTTCTGCACCCTGTCACTGGGGCAGCCCACATTCAAATTCACCTCATCGTACCCATGCTCCTGCGCCATCCGCGCACACGCCGCCAAATCCAACGGCACACTGCCACCCAACTGCAACGCCAACGGATGCTCGGCCTCGTTGTGCCGCAGGAACCGCTCGTGATCGCCGTTGAGCAAGGCACCGGTGGTGACCATTTCGGTGTAGAGCAGCGCGTGCTTGGAGAGCAGGCGCAGGAAGAAACGGCAGTGACGGTCGGTCCAGTCCATCATAGGTGCAACGGAGAACCGCCGAGACAGCGTAGAGCTTGAATTTGCAGGGGATGTAGCTGATTTCTGTACCATTTTACTCTACGTTTTTTATGCCGGTTTTCAGGGGTTATTGGGCGTTTTTGAAGAGGCATTGGTACAATGTACCAACCACTTGCACAATTGTACCAGTTGACCATGGCCACGATCAGAGCACGGAAACGCACCGACGGCAGCATCAGTTACACGGCACAGATACGCCTGTTTCGCGACGGAGCGCAAGTTTACCAAGAGAGCCAGACCTTCGCCCGAAAACAGGCCGCTCAAGCCTGGGTTCGAAAGCGTGAAACCGAACTGGATCAACCAGGCGCCATCGAGCGGGCCAACCGAAAAGGCACCACGGTCAAGGAGATGATTGACCGGTATCTGCTTGAAATGGAAAAGGTCCGGCCATTGGGTAAAACCAAATCGGCGACGCTCAAGGCGATCAGTGAATCGTACCTGGGCAAATTCAACGACCAAGACATTAATAGCCAGCAGCTGGTGGAGTATGCGGTATGGCGCATGGGCAAGGAGGGCGGGAGCGTCCAACCCCAGACGGCCGGCAATGATCTCGCCCATCTCGGTGCTGTGCTTTCGATTGCAAGGCCTGCCTGGGGATATGAGATTGACTCCCACGCAATGGCGGACGCCCGAAAAGTGTTGAAAAAGCTCGGCTACAACATGAAAAGCCGGGAGCGTGACCGACGACCTACGTTGGATGAGCTGGACAAACTCCTGAAGCACTTTCGTGGGATTCAATCCCGTCGACCAACCTCGATAAACATGCTCAAGGTGACTGGGTTTGCTTTGTTCTCAACTCGGCGGCAGGAGGAGATTACCCGCATTCGATGGGCGGATCTGGACGAAGAAGGCCAGCGAGTGTTGGTACGCGACATGAAGAACCCAGGTCAGAAGATAGGCAACGATGTCTGGTGTCATTTACCGCCAGAGGCTTGGGACATTCTTCAAACAATGCCAAAGACTCTCCCCGAGATTTTTCCGTACAGCGCTGAATCCGTATCCACGTCCTGGACTCGGGCTTGCAAGATCCTGGGCATCGAGGATCTACACTTCCATGACTTGCGCCATGACGGTGTCAGCCGACTATTCGAGATGGACTGGGATATTCCGCGAGTTGCCAGCGTTTCAGGGCACAGGGATTGGAACTCGATGCGTCGTTATACCCATCTACGTGGTCGCGGCGATATTTATGCAAATTGGAAGTGGTTGAAGAAAATCCTGCAGGCGCCCGTTAAATTGGGCGCCAGGACATTGAAGTAAATCAGTTTCCTCTTGGTGTGCTATTCAATTGGTTGCTTTCTTTAATCGCTGCAGCACGTTGAGCATCGAGGTATTCCGCGAGGTCTATGATGTGAACTCCCTTCGCACTTTTTTGGCTTGGCTCTAATCGAGTAATTGGAATTTTTATCTGGCCTGCGAGCACCTTGCGTTGAAACATCTCAGTGGTGAGGTGCGTGAAGTAGTCGTTACAAATGCGCGCCAACGGAATGATGGCTTGACCGTCGTATTGGGCCAGAAGCACGAAAAACGTTTTCATCGCGTTGTTCCCTTATAAATAGACCCCAACTGCTTTTTGGGCGCCTGGCCTGTAGTCGTGGACGGGCGCTCAGTCTTCTTGCCAACTGAAAAGGTGTTCGTGATAGCCTCGACGGCGCCATCGTTGTGGGTTTGAGCTTGCATGGTTCTCTCCTTTCAGTGGTGGTCGGTGTCGAGGGGTTGCAGCCCCTCGGCACCACTTCCCGTTATTTCGTTACTTGGCGAGCCAGATCAGTACGTCAGGTACCTGAATAGCCGTGACAGCGATCAGTGCGAGGGTTGCAATCGTGCTGAGCAGGTTGTTCAGCAATTCCCTGCCACCCCGTTGGGCTGTTTCATTGGTGCGCTGCATGGTTCTCTCCTTTCAGTGGTTGCCGGTTGCAGCCGGCGTTACATGTCGCTGTCTGGCTTACGCACCAGGTGCAGCTCCAAACCTTCGAATTCGTTGTTGTCCTCAGTGCTCGATTGCCATTCCAGGGCCGCCTGGATCTGCTGTCGCGAGCGGTTCAGTACCAAAATCTCGCGCTGACCGTCTGTTGCCCGAACCTCCAAGATGTCAACGAGCCCCTTTGCGCCATAGGCTTCGGCCTGTACGGTCTTGCGGTGATCGTTGCCCATTTGGTGCATCAGTTCGGTGACGCGGTCCTGCAAGGGGACCGATGTGTCACTACCGGCGAGTATTTGAATTTGCATTCATCTGTCCCTTGGCGATTGGCGGTCAGGCCTGAAAAATCCAGCACTTCACGATGGGTTGCTTGGTAACGACGGCGTTGGAGTGCTTCGACTGGTATGCACGTACCGCGCTGTCGGTTGCCTTGTTCGTGTCGATCAGTTTCCTGGAGCGGGAGTCTTTCAGGCGATCCCGCAACTCGCTGATGTCGGCGATCTTCTGGCGATGCTCAGCTGCGCACTTGACGAAGTCGTTGAGGTTGATGGCGATGGTGTTGTCTTTCTTGCTGTGATTGACCACCGGGCCATCGGCGTCCAGGCCTTCGAGGTACTCGTAGACTTCCCAGAATTCAGCCACCACCGGGTGATCCGAGCTGATCGAGGCTTGACGCTCGATGGCCATGCGGATGATTTGAGTCCGGGTGTGGCTGATTTGCGGTTCGCTGAGGGGCACGACCAGGCGCAGGCAGTCGAGCAGGGCGAGCAGTTGGGCGTGGTTCTTGTTGATCCGCTCCACACGGATGTAGCCGCGCAGCGTGTTGCCGCAATGGCCACAGTGGTCATGTTCATTTTTGAAAGGCGTCTCGCAGGCAAAGCAATGGCTGTGAAGGGTGCGCAGCTTGGCTTCGTAACCAGGCATGCGTTGGGCAAACAGGTCCATCACTTCCGACTCTTTGCGGACTGCTTGCAGCAAGAAGTTGCTCAGCTTTGCACCGTCCAGGGAGTTGAGAAGATCCGCCGCCGCACGGCTTTCGGCCGTGACGTTTGGCCGCACAAAATGCAGCTTCACAATCCGCGTCATGATCGCCTCGGACGCTACGACGGGGGCGTTCTGGCTGATGGCGATGGTGGCGCGGAAAGGTGGCTCGTAGGTTTCGTTGCCGGCGGTTTTGACGCCCTTGGTCGCGAGCGTGCCGCCACCGTAATAGTCCTTCAGTTCGTCCCATTCAAACGTTTTCGCATGGGCCTTATCGTCACCGCTGCGATCCGATTCCAGCATAACGACGGGCATACCAGAGATTTGCCCCATCAAGCGGCTACGGCCTGCCTTGGTGGATTTTGACGGGTCGAAACCTTCGTAGCCTTCGCGTCCGAGCAGCTTCCACAACAAAGTGAGTAGGGTGGTTTTACCGGCACCGGCTTCGCCCGTGGCTTCTAGGAAGGGAAACGACTGGTACCGGGCGCGGATCTGTTCGGCGAATAGCGAACCGAACCAGAACGTCAGTGCGACGGTGCCCTGGGCGCCGAAGCACTGCCAGAGCAAATCCAACCACTTCGAGTCGTAGTCTTTGGCGTCCTTCTGCAGGGCGATCTTCACACCTTTCTGCAGGCTCTTGAGTTTCAGCTTGCCCATTTCGAAGAACTCTTCTTCGTTGATGGTGATGAGCTGGCCTTCCTTGATGGCGATGTCGTTGAACACATAGCAGCCGTACTCGCGGCTGTAGCCCACGTAGTCAATGGTTTGCACGGTTTTGATACCGAAAAGCTGGTCTTTCATGATTTTGTCCAACTGTTGTCCACTACCGGTGAACACGGCCCCGGCGCCCATGCCGAGAAGTCTTTTTTTGAATTCGCTGGCTGCTGCGACCTGGCCACCGGTGAAGGTGTTTTTCACTGAGCCGCCGTCATGGGGGAAGTCGACGCGGAAGAAGTACCAGGACTCGTCGGTAATCTCGTTGCGCTGGAAATACAGGGCCTTTGGGTAGCAGTTGGCGATCTCGACCACGCAGCCGGACATGCGCAGCGCCTTGGCGCGACGTGCCTTGTCGTTCAGCTGTTGATCTTCGTGGTTATCGCTGGCGTCGAGGGCCTGCATGGCGCTGTTGAACTTCGAGATGTCCAACTTCCACCAGTACAGGCGGGAGTCGAAGCCGAAGTGAAACTCTTCACGCTCACGCCACTGGTACATGAGCAAGGCTTTCTCCACAGCGCTTTCTGCGATCAGCAGGGCGCCGTGATGCTTGGCGTCCTCCAGTTCCTTGTCGATCCGCTGGGTGCGGGCTTCGGCGTCATCCATGAACGCCCAGCGTTGATGCAGATCGTTCCAGTCGACTTTGCGAGAGTCGGGTTGAGGGATCTGTGCTGCCTCGCAGGTGAAGCCAAGGTCACGCGCCTGGCGGACCCACATGCGGGTGTATTTGTGCGCACCTGGTTCGTTGTCTAGTGCCCAGATCAGCTTTGGAGTTTTACCGCCGCGAGCCATGATCAGGGCTTTCAGCGATTCCTCTGGATAGGCATTCGAGGAAAGCGCGGCGACGGCGGGGATACCGTTCTGCACCAGGGCAATGGCGTCGAAAATGCCTTCAACGATCCACAGCTCGTCGACCTGCAGAAGATCCACGCAGGGCGGTACCCACCAATAGCCCTTGTAGCTTTCACCGGGTTTGAAGCGCGCCTTCTTCTTGCCGAAGCGATTCGGTTTGTCGATCAAGCGTTCCCAGAAGCCACCCTTGTCGAGTGGAAAGCGAACTGTGGCCGAACCGATGTTCAGATCTCGATCAAAGTAATGCTCTTGAGAGTACCAGCCCTCAATCTGGCCAATGTCGAAGCCGCGGGCGAAGGTCAAGTAGGCCTTGGCACTGGCAGCGGGCTGGTCGTCGGTGGCCGGTGCGCGCTTGCTCCAGTCGTCGAACAGGTCGCTATACAGCTCCTTGACCGGCTCCATGTAGCGGCATTTCTGCTCACGGCCGCAGCGGATAAACCACGGCTCGTCGAAGCGGGAAAACAACCGGCGCTGGTTGCACTGGGGGCAGGTGCCCTTGCGCATGTACTGGGTGCCGGCCATGTGCTGCAGACCAAAGTCGGTCTCCAGACGCTGCAGCACATCAGCGCGCAGTTGGTGATCCATGGTCTTCACTGCGCACGCTCCGCAATGTTTGCGCCGAGCTGCTTTTTCAACTCATTGCGGGTCCGGCAAATGCCGGCAAGGTGGGGGACGTCCTGGAGCACCTTTGGCGCTCGCTGGGCCTTGGGTACATTCCGATAGCGGTCGGAGTACCAGACGTCGGCCATGGTGGTGTCGTACTGGCTGTTGAGCCACTGCAGGTATTGCTCTGCCTGCTGCTGGTTCAACTCCAGATGGATGGTGATATTGCTCATTTCGGCCACCAGTGAAGTGCAGTTTCCCCTTACCCACGCGAGGCGGGCACATGTCAGGGGCGGTTCAGATTTAGTTCGAGGTGTCGCGGGAGGTTAGCAATCGCGCTGGTAAGAAGCGGGCCGGCACGGGGTAACGCTTCTGGGTTTGGGTATCCAGCAGCCAGACCAAGTATCGGTAGGCGCTGCTGGCGGGATAGATGCCCAGCCGAGCCACGCGCTTTGTGGTCATGCTTTCAAATTCGGTAACTGCCAGCTCGGCGATGCGCTGCACCAGGTGCTCAGGTACTTCGAGCGACTGGGCGAGGTAGCGTTTGCAGTTTTCAATCAGCTGGCAATCGCCGGACAGGTGTTGTCCTTGTTGGCGATACAGGTAGGCCACGGCCGCTTGCTGCATGGCGGCGCGATAGTCGTAGGTGGGATTGATCGTCAAGGTGATGGCGTTCATGCGAGTGTGGCCTCCATTTCCAGTTGATCCAGCAAATCGGGTTGATCGTTGGCTGACTTCATCGCGGCACGGCGCAAGGCGACATCCGCGATAGGAAGGCGAACGGCGGGATTCGCCATGCCGCTCGGGCTCATTTCATGGGTCATTTCAAACTCAGCCCGAACGGACCAGCCGCAGGCTTCGTTGACGCATTGCAGGTAGGCAACGCGCAGGAAAATATGGGTGCCTTCGCTGGTGCGGATTCGCATACGGCCCATGCAATGGGGGCAGACAAGTTTGTAAGTGCTCACTGATCGGCCTCCTTGCTGTGCAGTTGGATCGTGGCCAGCACCTCGGCATGCCGAGCGCTCAGGTATTTGCTGTGGGCAGCGAGAATTGCTGCTGCCTCGCCTTTCTCAATGACGCCATCGGCCAACGCTTTATCAATGATCTGATCGACCACACCACGCTTGGCTGCCGTGCTGACCGAGCGGCTGTACAACTCGATGTTGTCGAGGGTTTCAGGGGCGGCGATCGGCACGAACATGCCGCTGTATAGGGATGCAACGTACTCAGGGAAAAAGCTGGTGCCGGCGTCTCGCTCGAGCATATGAATCTGGTCGTCGCTCAATGGCCGGCTGCCCGCGTTTTCGTAGACGTGATTGTCGAATTTCTTGAGTTCGTAGCCGAGGCGCGCTGCTGCACATTCGCGGCCACCTGGGTAAGCGCAAACAACTGCACTGACTACTTGGCGTCTGGTTTCTAGCACTGGGCGTTTCATCTTCTGGTTTCCTCCTGGAGCCAGAGGCCCTAGTTTGTAATCACGCCGTCTTTGATCCCGAGGAGCACGGCTGCTCGATGCGCTTCTCCTCGTAGGCACTTTTTCTGCCCGTTCAAAACGGCATAGACGGTGCTTGGGTTGAGGTTGTGCCGCTTGGCAAAATCAGCGGTGGACAAGCCCTGATCAATCAAGCGTTGTCTTGCACGTTGTAGTGCTTGCTCGGTGATACCTGTGTTCGGCATAGTGCTAATTCGTGTGATTTGATGTGAATTTTTGACGATATTGTCCCAATAAATTGGGAGTGTCAAGGCTAGAGGGTGCAAAATTGATGACTATTGGGGCTCGGCTGCGTGAGGAGCGGACTCGGCTGGGCGTTAGCCAAACGGAATTGGCTGTGGCATGCGGTATTGCGAAGAACACTCAGCTGAATTACGAAAAAGACGAAAGAAGCCCGGACGCAAAATATTTGACTGCGGCCGAAGCACTTGGAATGGATGTGTATTACGTCCTGGTCGGCAAGCACTTTCCTGTCTCGCCCGATCAGCTTTCGCCCTTTGAAATCGAGATGCTGTCGTACCTGAAAGAACTTTCGGACTACGACAAAGAAACACTCCGTCGCATGGCTGCGGCGATGGCGATTGTGGGAAAAAGCTCGGCGCCCATGCCTGGTAGTTGACTCAGCAATGCTTAGATTTGTGCAAGTCACACTGTTCGATTGCAGTGGTAAAGCCCAGCCTAGACTGGGCTTTTTCGTTTCCGATTGTCTGCCCCATTGGCGAAATCGATCCAAAAATGTACTGTATACACATACAGTAATGGAATTTGACAAGCGATGGAACCGATCCGCATCCACTCCCACCCGAAGACTCACGGACTTTCAGTAGTTGAGCCCGTAACAAAGCTGGAGCTCGAACTGCTTACCAAATATCGGCGGCTGTCTTCGGACGATCAAAAGCGGGTTTTGGCAGTCCTGCAGGCCATGGCGTCGCTCAAACAAGCGGAATGAGTCGACAAAGTGAGGTGGCAGGTCATCGTTTTTGGACTTCTTCGCGAGCCTGGAGCATTCCGGTTAGACGGTAAGCTTTTTGATTTCTCGATCCACTGCCCGTTTCGCTGTCTTTTCACTGGCATACAACCACCTTAGGCGTTTGGGCTTCGACTGGTCACCTGCAGTCACGGTTTTTTCCGCTCCAGCCTTCTCGTCTCGGTAGTAGGCAATGATTCCGGTGTACGCACCTGCGTTTTCCTCGGCCAGGTCCTCCATCGTGTCCTCCGGTAATTTGCTCTCCAGATCCAGACTCATGGTGTAACCGCTATCGGCACTGAGGCTGTGCTGTACGTTGCCTCCATACCAAATGATTTCATCAATCTCGGTCTTCACGCCCTGGAGCGTGTAGGTCAGTTCCGGGATCAGATCCGGGCGGCCTCGGGCCAGCGTGTAGCTCAGGGTGGCGTTGCCGCGTTGCAGGCGATTGAACTCGGCCCGGGCAGCCCGCAGGGCGGATTGCCGGTCGCTGTAGGTATGGCGCAGGTCCTTAAGGTTTTCACCGCCGCCGGCAATAGCTTCCTGCTTCTTGGCACTGTTCACGTCGTAGTAATAGGCGCGCACACCGTCGTAGCTGTCGCGATCGGCTTGCAGGTATCGGTGCTGGTCGCCATCGACGCGGGTCAGCGTGATATGGGGTAGCGCCTTGCCGCTGGCCGTCTTGCCACCACCGGCCGGCATGCACAGCAAGCAGCCAGCTTTTACCGTTGCCACGGCATCGAACTCTTCGCCCAGTCGACTGATCAGGTTGGCATCCGATTCATTGGCTTGGTCGAGCTGGAGTATGGGCAGACCGCCCAGGGCTTCGGCAATCGTTGCCTTGAGATCATTGCCGCTGGCGATGGCGCCCAGTACCTCACCCAGAGTGGTGTTGCTCCAGCTGCGCTCGCGTTTGGTCTTGAGCCCCTTGCGCAGGTCCGCCGATCGCGCGCGGATGCTGAGCACGTCGGGTGCGCCACTGTGCTCGGTTTCGTCGACGGTGTAGGTGCCTTTGTCGACCAGGCCGGTATCACTCCAGCCCAGCCACAGCCGCAAGATCGCGCCCTTGGGTGGAATGACCAGCAGGCCATCGTGGTCGCTGAGCGTAATGCTGAGCTGGTCGGCCTCGATGCCGCGATTGTCGGTCAGCTCCAGGCTCATCAGCCTCGGACTGATCAACTGCGCGAGGTCGTTGCCATCGACGGTCAGGCGAAACGCCGGTACCGGATAGGTGGCATCCCGGCGACTCTGTTCCAGGGCGCCGTTCACGTAGCCCGTCACACGGGCCATCGCGGTATCGATCACAGCAGCCCCCTCAGAATGTTCAAGCCGGTACCGCTGCTGGCTCCGAGCAGATCTACACGACCATCGTCGACGCGTTTCAGGCTCAGGTTGAATTCAATCCGCCGTGCGGCGCCATTGGAAAAGAAGATGGTCCTGGTTTCGGTCAGGTATTCGATGACCCAGAGCCCGCACAACCGACCAGTGCCTTCGACCATGGGCCAGGCCTTGCCGGTGTCAGCCATCTGGCGCAATGCATCCAGGCTCAAAACGGTGCCGGCGAACTCCGGAAGAATGATGCCGGGGAGGGTGATGGCATCCTCCCCCCGGCCCAGAAACTGACGGGCCGGTTGAGCGCCGATGCGGTTGTTGCCGGGATGACGCCATTCCGTCTGGCGCTGCATCTCCTGATAGGCAGCCGTGTGCAGGCTAAAAACAAACATGCCGAGGGCGAGCATCATGCGGGTTACTCCTGGTCGGACAGTTGGCTGCGCTTGCGGGCGGACTTTTCCCGATCGATGCGGGTCAGCTCGGCACGCACGGCACGCGCAATGGCTTGAGCATCCATGCCTGGGGTGGGGTGGATATTGATTTCATAGTGGTCGTGGCTGTCGTACGTCGAGACCGTCGGTGGCGCGACGGGGGATCGGTTGTCGATCTCAATGGCCGGCGTGGCAGCCGTGCCCATGGCCATGACGGGTGCAGCAATGCTGCCCAGGGCCATGGCCCCGGCCGCCGTGACCTGTTTGCCCAGAGTGGCCAACGTCGCCAGAACGCTCGTATCAGCCCCAGCTTGTACAGGTGCGGGCACTGTGGCTTGCGCCGCTTTGAGCGGTTGAGCCACACCGGCCGCCTCGATCGGGGAACGTTGTTCCCCAGTGACGGAAGGGCTGACGATCGAATTTATGAAAGATCCGCCGGCGGCGGTGAGCTGCTTGCCGAGGCTGGCCAGCATTCCCAAAGCATCCAGCTCCGAGTCGCTGGTTTCGCTTGCAGCGGGTGGCACAACGGCCTGAGCGGCTCTAACAGGCTGAGCCACCTTGGCCACTTCGAGCGGGGAGCGTTGTTCACCGGTGGCGGACGTGCCGATGATCGCGTTCATCACTGATGCACCTGCAGCGGTGAGCTGTTTACCGAAGCTGGCCAGCGTCTGGAGGACGTCCGATCCGGCGCCGGTGGTTTCGCTTGCGACCGGTTTTGCAACGGCTTGAGCAGTCTTCAAAGGCTGAGCCACACCAGCCGCTTCGGCCGGGGAGCGTTGTTCTCCTATCGACGATGGGCCGGCGATCGCATTCATAACGAACGCACCCGCACTGGTGAGCTGCTTGCTGATTTGCGCGACGGCATCGAGCGGCCCTTGCTCGCCAGATTGCAGGCCTTGGGTCAGGCCTGCCATGGTGAAGCCGCCCAGTTCGGCAAAGACTCGCGACGGACTGTGGATGCCGAGCTTTTCCTTGAACCAGTCGATGGTCGAACCACCGATCGAGGTGATGGCCTCCTTGATCTGGCCGGCGCCGGCCATCAGGCCGTTGACCAGACCGTTGACGATCATGTTGCCGAACTCGGTGAAGCGCGTCGGCAGGTCCACACCCAGATAGCTCAGCACGCCGGCGAAGGCCTGGTAGATCAGTCCGATCGGGCTGAAGTTGGCCAGGGTGGTGAGAATGCCGCCGATGCCGTCGCTGAAGCCTGCCTTGATCTCTGTCCAGGCATTGGCGAAGTACAGCTTCACCTGGTCCCAGTTCTGATAGATGAGATAGCCGGCGCCGGCAAGTACCGCCACGACGGCGGCGATGGCCAGCGCCACGGGGTTGGCTGCCAGCCCCCACAGTGCAATGCTGACGGCGCGAATGGCAGTTACCAGTCCACCATTGAAGGCTACGGCCAGCACTCTCAGCAAGCCCAGCAGCGTGGGGATTTTCAGCCCGACCATGGACAGGGCGAAGCGCACGGCGAGGAACGGGCCCAGCACGCCGGCGATACCGAGCGCGATGACACCGAAACCCGCCGACAGGGCGGCAATCCCCGCTGCGACTTTCAACAGGCTCGCCACGAGCGCGGGGTTTTGAGTTGCCCAGGTGTTCACCCGCTCAATTATGCGGTTGAAGCCGCCGACCAGCTCGATGAGGGTCGGCCGCAGTGTTTCGCCCAAAGCGCTGCTGAGGTTGAACAGCCGGTTCTGCGTCATTTGCCAACGGGCCGACAGGGCTTCGCCACGGATGTCGCCCTCGCGCTGCATCGATCCGCTGCCCTTGATGCTGTTCACCAGCTCGAGCTGGCGGCGGTATTCGCCGATGTTGGCCGCGAGCTTGGCGGCGTCGTCGCCGTATTCTTTGCCAAACAGCTCCGTCATGACGCCAAGCTGGTCGGCCTGGGGTAACTTGCTCACCGCATCCAGCACCTTCTGGATGGTGCCGGTGGCATCCTTGACCATGCCCTTTTGCACGGCTTTCGCCTCCAGCCCCACCGCCGCCAGTCCTTTCTGGAACCGCTTCGGCTGCTGCGTGGCAATCGCCAGTTCGCGGATCATGGCATTGGTGGCCGTGCCCGCGACTTCGGCTGAAGCGCCCAAGGTCAGGAAGGTTGAGCCGAGGGCTGCCGCGTCCTTGAACGACATGCCCACCGAAGCCGTAATGCCCGCGGTGCGCTGCATCACGTCGATGATGTCGGACCCTTTGGACATGGCGTTGTCGTCGAGGTAGTTAATCGCGTCACCGAGCTGACTGACGTTCTTGATCGGCAGTTTGTAGAGCTGGGCGATACGCGCCAGGCTTTCACCGACCTGGTCGGCGGGTAACTCGAAAGCTGTGGCGGCCGTACCCGCGACGCGGGCGAATTCGAGCAGGTTGTCCTTGCCCTGAATACCCATCCGCGCACCGCCCTCAACGAGGGCAGCAATGTCCGTGGTGGCCATGGGGATGCTTTCACCCATCTTCTTGATGGCTGCCCCCATGTCGTAATAGGTCTGGGTGAGTTTGCCGTTGTCTTCCCGGGCACCCTCGACCTGCTTAGCAACGCCGGCCATTGCATCTTCGAAGCTCGAATAGTTCTTCACCATCGCCAGAATCGGCAGCCCAGCGGCCGCACCGGTGGCGACAGCGCTGGCGCCTGCAGTTGCCGTAACTCCGACCATCTCTCGATTCCTGCCGAAGTCGGCGCGCAGTTTTGCTGCTCGGGCCTGCTGCGCACTCATGGCTGCCATGCGCTTGGTTTGGGTAGCGATGCTGGTGTTGGCGGCGTCGATTTGGCTCTTGAGTTTGAGCTCGTGTGCACCAAGAGCGTTGGTGTTGATTCCAGCTTCTTTGAGCTGTGCAGTGAGGCTGGCCAGCTTAGCTTTCTGCTGTCCGTACTGTTCGCCCAACCGTTTGGATTCACCGGTTTGCTGACGTAATAGGGCAAGCTGAGCCTTGTGCGGTTGCTCCAGCCGGCGGAGTTCTTCGCGCAGGCTGGCATGTCCTGCACGGGCGGAACGCAGCTGCGTATTGCCGGCGGTGTAGCGTTCGGAAAGCGTTTTTTCTTTGGCGGCCAGTTGGTCGAGGTCAACCTTTCGGGCTCGCTGAGCGGTGGTTAGTTGCCCGTATTCGACGCGCTGCTTGTCAGTCAGGGTGTTGCCCTGGCTGGTCACGGCGTTGAGGGCCGCAATCTGGGAGCGTGCCTTGTTGTATTCGTCACGGACCGCGCCGAGCGCATCGCGTGAGCCAGTGAGTTCGCGCTTCAGCTCGCCCTGGGTGTCCTTGAGCGCATCGAATTTTTGCCGTGACTGCTCAACTAGCGCCTGGGTGGGGGCCAGCTGTTGACGCACTTTGGCCGTGGCACGACTGAGTTCACCGAGCTTGGCGTTACTGGCCTCCAGCGTTGCCGCTGTCTCGCGGTTGGCGGCTTGCAGCTCACGCCAGGCGCTGACGTCCTTCTGCTGGGTGTTGAGCTCCTTGAGACGGTCACGAGCGCTCTTCAGCGCCCGCGCAGTTTCGAGGCTGCCCTGGCTGATTTGCCGAAGTGGCGCAGTGGCCTTGTCGACGGCGTTGAGCAATACCTGCAGTCGTAGATCATTGGCCATCAGCGCTACTCCTAACCCGCGCCCTCTCGCGCCAGTCCATCAGTTCCTGCAGGCCCAGCCTATCCATGTCGGCTGGCGCCCAGTGAAAGACCACGGCCAGATCGGCCATGGCGTCCTCTACGCAACGAGGGATGCATCCGTCTTCGCCTGCTTCTGCAGCAAAAAACCGACGACCTTGCCGCCGATGGCCAGCAGGTCGGCAGGGTCCATGCCGGCAGCTTCGGGGGCGGTGATGCCAGGCGAGCTGATGCGCGGGATGACCTTGATCAGACTGGCTACGTCGAGGTTCAGCAGCTCGGCCAGGTGAATGCCCCGCAGCTCGCCGGCATTGGGTTTGCGCAGAGTGATGCTGTCGATTTCCTGCGTGCCGCGCTTGATCGGGGTATCGAGGGCGACGGTGTTCTCGTTGACGATGATTTCATCAGCCGTGGAATCAGCGGTCTCATTGGCGTTGGTGGGACGCATGGTGTGCTCCTGGTCATGGGGTTAATTGCCCTCATTTGAGGGCAAGCGAAAATCAGATGCCGAGGGCGGTTCGCTGTTTTTCCAGCAGGTCGACGCCGTTGACCTTTTCGATGAAGTTGAGCAGGTCGATTTCGATGATGTCCTCACCGTCGACCGTCAACTTGTAGTAACTGCAGGTGGTGGTCATACCGTGCTCGGTGTCTTCACCGGGCTGGGCATCCCCCATCTCGATGGTTTCGTGACGACCGCGCACGACGATTTCCACGTTGCTCATTTCTTCGGTGTCGTCTTGCTGGAATGCGCCGGTGAAACGCAGCAGCACACCGGATGCCTTGACCATGCCGAATTGGCGCAGCGAGATCAGATCCAGGCCGCCGGTCTTCCACTCCAGCTGGATACCGTCGTCCGACATACCCAGGTCAGCCTTGACCGGGCCGTTCATGCCGCCGCCGCGATAGGCTTCCATCTTGCGGCCGAGAGAGGGCAGGGTGACGGCCTTGCATACGCCCAGGTAGCTGTGACCGTCATTGAAAAGGTTCATGTTCTTGAGTTTGCGGGGCATGGCCATGGCGGTGTTCTCCGGTCGGCTGGCGCAGGGTCACCTCCCCTTGAGGGGAGGCCCAGGATTAGCTTTTGATGCGGCTGGCGAAGTCGACCAGGTAACGGTCGGTGATGCGCTGACGCAGGGTGAGGTCTTCCAGCGGCGGCACGGGGGTGTAGTCGTAGTCGATGTAGAGCTTGCCGGCCTTGAGCGTGGTTTCGTCGTTGGTTGCATCGTCGAACCAAGCGCTGGCACCAATCAGATAGCCACTGCCCACCATTTCGCGGAACTTGTCGTTGATGCTTTCGATCATGTCGCGCACCAGCGATGGGTGCATGGGGCGGTCAATGGCCCACATTTGCGCCTCCGCCATGGTGTCGGCCAGTACCTGGGCGGTACGGGTGTAGTTTTCGAAGGCGAACAACGGATCATCGCTGCATGTACGGCTGCCCCAGAAGCGGTAGCCACCCTCATTGATCAGAGTGGTGACCTCATTGCTGTTGAGGTAGTTGGCATCGGTGGCGGGATTTTGCAGGTCCCAGAACACGTCGGCAGTGATGCCGGTGACACCATTGACCGCGACGTTGGACAGGGTTTTGTGCCAACCCACTTCCTGGTCGATCTTGGCGCGCAGACCCAAGGCTCGCGCCACGGCCGGGGCGGTGACGGTGCCGTTGGTGGTGGTGTTCCAGTTCTGGAAGTCCGGCCAGATGACCATGACTTCCCGGGCGCCAAAGTTCTCCCGGTAGGCGGAGGCTTCTTCTTTGGTCTTGCAGTTCCAGGCACTGACGTAGGTGAAGGACCGGAGCTGTTGGGCGATGGCAACCAACGCGGTGGCCACTGGCAGCGAGTCCAATCCAGGCACCCCCAGAATGCGAGGGGTCACTTTCAAGCGCGCCTTGGCGGCCAGCAACGCTTTCATGCCGGTGTATTTGCCGGTGGCAGTGGTGGTGCCGATCAGGTTGCTGGTGGTGATTGCTTCAGTGGTGCCAGTGGCGACACGAACCACGACGGTGATCGGGTTGGTCTGGTCGGCGATAGCTTGCAAGCTGGTGGCCAGGGTGCCCTTGGTGCCGGCCTTGCCGATAGCGGACTTCACGTTGGTGATAAGGACAGCAGTGTCCAAGGGGAACACCGAAGCATCCGCGTCTTCGGCAGTACAGACCAGGCCGATGACAGCGGTGGAAACGGTGCGAATGGGGCGAGTGCCCTCGTTGATTTCGAGGACTCGTACGCCGTGATGATATTCGTCGGCCATGGGGTTTGCCTGCGCAGTGAATGGGATGACAGTGCACAGGCTGCCGCGCGCGCGCCGGATGGGCGAGTGGATGGGTTTGTAGCGGCGAGGAATACAAGGCGTGGATGTGAAAACGCCCCGATAGAACGGGGCGTTGGTGGGGTAAGTCAGGCTCAGGCGTTGCCAACGCCCTGGACGCTTTCGCGAATGGCCGCAATAGCCGCATCAGCCAGCGCCTCGGCCGCCTCGTGAGTTTGCGCCTTGAGCACCTCGTATTTGCCCTTGAGGCGAGCGGCACGAACTGCATAGACCGCTGACTTCCAGGCGCTGGCCTCGACCAGAATGCTGTCGGTCGCTGCCTGGGCGTCCAAGCTCGCCGCGTCCATCCAAGCTTGCACCGTCGGCGGAACTGGGCCGGCATAGCTGGCAGCCGCAAAGTGCTCGGCTTCCTCTGCCGTCAGGCGGTATTCAACCGCGCGCAGAGGGTCCCCCAGGACGGCGCTGCGCGCTTGGTCAGCGGCCTGCTCAATTTGCTGAATGGCAACGGCCAGAGCGGCCCCCAGTGGCAGATTCGAATATTCGTAGCCGACATAATTTTTGCCGTCGTGTACCACTACCAGATTATTGGTTTGCATGTTGTTTCGTCCTTACATAACAGGAATGTTGGTAACCAGGTGCGGAACATTTTGCGACGAGGTGCCCGCCGCAATGGCCGCTGAATAACGACCGGAGAAGCCCACCGGGAAAGTGGTGCCGGTGACGGCCAGCAGCAGTGCCGAAGTCGACGACGAGGTCAAATATGCTGTAGCGCCTGGCTTATCTACGACATCGCAGTTAACGAGCTTGACGGGCAACATGGTCGCGGGCGACGTAGCGTTGACCTTGATCAGCGAGTTATCGCCACCACTGAAAGAGCCTTGGCTTGGCGGACTCGGCAACTCAAAAGTGATGTCTCGATAACTGAATTCAGCCCCCAAGTTTGCGGAGAAACAGCTCAGCAAATTGACTGAGGCGTCCGTCGGCGATTTGAAATAGCAAGCACGCAAAGCGCGGCGAACGGCGATGGTGTCGGTGCGCATCTCGATGCTGATGCCCTCGACGGAAAGAATCGTCGGCGCCATGTCGTAATCGGACAGCAGGCGAATACTGAGCACCCCACCGACTGGGGTCATCGCAACGGCTTTTTCGATGGTCTTCAGCGGGGCGCCGCTGCTGCCGTCATTGGTGTCAAGACCGGCGGTCTGGTGGATATACAGCACTTTTTTATTGACGGGGACGGCGGCAATCGCTGCCGCTACCGCCGAATCAATCCCCGCTTTCTTGCTGCCGAAATAGTCCAACAAGAGGGTAGTTTTCGACACTAGGTCGCCGATCGTGGATTCAAGACTCATAACTCTTACGCTCCGTAAGTTGCTTTAGTAATTTGATGTTGCAGGCTGACCACTGCCATCGCGTTAACCGCAATAGCCGTCAGCAACCCCTCATAGTCGCCAGCCTGACGCACTTCGGTCTGACTCACGCGACTCGTCAGGCTGGCAATCTGGCGGTCTGCCACATCGCGCTGCTTCGCCTGACCTTCGATTACGTCTTGTTGCGTTACACCCCGCAGCATGTCCGCGATGCTGGCCGTAGCCTGCGCGGCAGCCAGCTCTGTAAACCCCGCGTATTCACTGTCCTGGCGGGCCTCGGCTTTGCGCATGCGGTCCATCAAGTTGGCAATCTGGCCGCCTTCCAGTTGGTGCAGCCTGGCCTGACTTTCGACTACGTCCTGCTGTTCCAGACCGCGCAGCATGTCCGCGATGCTGGCCGTCGCCAGGGCGGCCAACTCTTCCGACAGCGTCAGGTTCAGGCCCGCGCCGGTCGAGGTGATCGTGACGCTGTCCGGCGGCAACGCGGTCAGCGACAGGTCGTAGGCCAACAGCAACTTGTTCTCGGCCGGCTTGTAGGCCAACACGTCGGTAGGGTGCGACCAGACTGCAAACAGGGTGCCGTCCGACAGCAAGTAGCCGATCTCGCGCACCCAAATGGCTTGCGGACCATCCGCCACCGCCGTGACGTGCAGCAGCGTGGAGCTCAGGGTTTCCCCGTCAGAGATGGGGTAAACGGCCACTTGCTTGCGCAAAGCCGTCTGCGTGTTAGTCGGCGTATAACCTTCGGTGCCGATCACCACATGGGTGATTTGCGCGGCCAGGCCGGTCTTGTCCTTACGCCAAACCGCAGACAAGCCGGCCTTGGTAATAACGGGTTGTAGCTCACTCATAAAACGGCCTCCATAGTGCCCCTGACAACGATTAGGGTCTGTGCCGCGTTGGCCACAGCAAAGCTCTGCTCCGTCGCTGCTGGCACCCCCTGAAGGTCTGCGCTGTACCGGCTTACCCCGCACGTGTCGACCACGTTGGCCACGCCCAGCGCCTGGACAGCCGTATCCGGTTGCAACAGCAAAGGCTCTTGGCTACCGCGGACCACCACTTGCCCTTGGCTCGCGTTAGCCGCGCCCAGCGCGTTATCGAACCGGGCACCGAGCAATAGCGTGTAATGGCTGCGTTCGTTCTTGGTCGCGTCGACCAGGGCACGCAGACGCTGGAACAGTTGCGGGGACAGTATTGACCCCTCGCCGGCGCGGTTGTCGTTCGCCCAGGCCGTCAGCTCAAAGCTGTACGGCACAGCCCCCGGTATTTGCGTCCACTCCTTGTAATCCGCTGTCACCCCGACTGCCTTCAGTACACGCCGGATCGCACCGACCGTGCCCTTGCGTTTGTGAACTGGAATCGACTCACGAATCAGGGCGCGCTGTTGTTCTTCGGTTTCGGCAGCCTCCCAGCCTTCGACCGACATCGCCCAGGCGAGCCAAGGCAGGACGTCCACCGGGCAACGGGCGGAATCGGCAATGCCGCGAATAGCTGAGGGGTCTAAGCCAAGGGTGAGCGCGGCAGCTGTGGCGCGCTCAAGCGGCGTGCTGTTCGATGGCAGGAGCTGGTTCATACCGGCACCACCTGATTCAGCGTGATGCCAATGCATTCGGGATGGTGGCGCTTATCGCAAACGATGTCCGCCGTGGGCTCGGTCAGCACGACACGCTTCACGCCAGTGACGTGCAACGCCCCGTAGATCGCGGAAAGGGCAAGCTCACCCTCGAGTTTGCGAGCGGTAGCGATAGCGGCATTCAAGCTTCCCCGGGCAGCCTTGTTG